AATGGGTGCTGCACAAGAAGATATCCAACAAGGCATGATGGCTATGGGTGGTATGATTAAAAGAGCTGATGGTTCTTATAGTCAAAGAGGACTATGGGATAACATCAGAGCTAACAGAGGTTCAGGTAAAAGACCAACTAAAGAAATGCTAAAGCAAGAAAAGAAAATTAGAGCAGCAGAAAAAGCTTATGGTGGTTTAATACAATATGATAATGGTACTCCTGAAGATGGAATTCCTAATACTAACTTTTTAAATTTTCCTGAATTAGGACTTAATCCTAGATATAAAATTCCTTATGGAGAATCTTTAGTTACTCCTTATATTCAAGATTATGCTGATATAATTCCTACTGAAACTATAGATGGAGTTGAATATAAACTTATGGAAGATGTAGAATATGATGAACAAGGAAATCCAATGAGGGTTATTTATAATGATATTAATGCTCCATCATCTAATAACTTACAAAAAATTGCCTCTACAAAAATTGAAAAAACTTCTCAAAAAACAAATAAACCAGGATTTGATTTCTCAGGTATTTTTGGTAACTTTGGCAGAGGTAATACAAATGATTCTGATGTAAGATATACTGAAGGTGATAGAATGGGTATGATGGGTAACTTAATGGGTATGTATGGACCTGCTGCTATGACAATGCTAAATAGATTAGAAACTCCTAAGAATAAAAACTTCTTTAGTGAATTTGGACAAGAAGCATTAAGAACTCAAATGGAAGCTGAAGGTATTGCAGGTATGGCTAAAGATGAAGCTTATAGAAAAAATCTTATGAAGGCAAATGCTTTAAGAAAACAATTAGCTAATGCTGCTAGAGGAGTAGGTGATATTAGAACTCAACAATTAACTGCTGCATTAGCTGAACAAGAAGGAGCTAGAGATATTTTAGGTAGTTACTTACAAGGTATGTCAGGATTAAAAGGTCAAAGAGCTCAACTACAACAACAAATAGATCAAACTAGAATGGGTGGTGAATACCAAAGAGATTTAGCTGATAGACAAGATATAGATCAATTCTACACTAATCTTGCTGAAAACTTAGCTACTGCTTCTGAGTTTACTCAAAAACAAGGTAAAGATATGAATACTGCATTGCGTAATAAACATATCTTACAAGCATCTAAATACTATTCAGCTTATGGTATATATGCAGACATTGATGAAAAAGGTAATTTTGTTCTTAAAGATGAAAGTACTGATAAAATAATAACTGAAAAAGAAGCTAAAGAAAAGAAAAAGAAAATGGATGCAGAAGCTAAAAAAGCAGCAAGTACAACTACATCTACTACAACAACTACTCCTGAAGGTAAATAAGTTAAACTAATTGAATCTAATAATAATGGGAAGATTTTATAAAACAGCTAAACCTAATATGATTGATTTCATGTACCAAGTACCTGAACAAGCTATATTAGGTGCTATTAAAGGTGCTGATGCTCAACTTGAAAGACAAGAACAATATCTTACTGATTTTCAAAAGCAACTTAAACATCAAGCTTTATCTCCTGACAAAGCAGAGCAAACGCAAATGCTTAAAGAATATGAAGATCAGATTAAACAGCATGCATTAAAAATAAGTAGTAGTCCTTTAGAAGCATTAAAGCAAAAGCAAGGTATTAGAGAATTAGGAAATAAAATATATGAAGATGTAACTAGAGGAAAACTTTTTGCACAGTACTCTAACTATGCAGCTAGAGCAGACTTTGAAAAAAGATATAAAGAAGAAGCAATGAAAAGAGATGGTAGGGTAACTACCAAACAAGTTGAAGATGCATTAGCTGCATGGGATGCAGCATATGCTGCAGGAAAAACAGATCCTACTACTGGACAAGTTACACCTGGTGGTTTAAATTATGATCCTGCTACTGGTAATTATAGAAAATATGGTACTCAAGAATTAGCAACATTTATGAATGCATTTACTTTAGGAGAAGATGCTGCTAAAGGTTGGAAAGAACATGCTGTAAAAACTCATAATGTATTTGAAGAAGGTGGTAGATGGATGGTAAAAACTATTGATGGAAAAAGAGAAGCTAACTTTAATGATATTTTTCAAGGTACATTTAAAGAATTAACTGCAGATCAAAAATTAAAAGATTATAATAATGAACAAATATTATTTAATCAAATGACAGGAGGTGATTCTAGAGTAGGATTAACAATGGAAGATGTATATGGTAAAAGAAAAGTTAATGAGGATGGAACATCAGAATTAGAGTATAGAACTTATGTTGATGACCAAGGAAAAACTCAATATGAAATAGATAGATATGGAAATAAAATTCCAGTAAAAGGTGGTATCTTATGGGATGCTGCTTATAAGGCTGCTGAGAAACATGGCTTTATAGATACTGAAAAAGGTATTGTTGAAAAAAGAGAAACTGAAGCAGAAAAAGCTAGAATTGATGAGCAGAAAACTAAGAATATAGAAACTTGGAAAACAACAAAGTCATTTGATTATCAAAGTGCTGAAATAACTAAAAATATAGTTAATGGTGAAACAGTTGAACAAGTTGAAACAAATCTTAATAATGCTAAAACAGCTATCAATAATACATTATTTACAAGTAAAGATAATTATCTTAATGTAATTGATAATTCTAATTTACCTGCTAAAGCTAAAGATGCTGTAGCTAAAGAAATTCAAACAAGAATGATGGCTATTGCAGCAGCAAAACATGATCCTGAAAAAGTTACTGCACAGTTTAATGCATTAAATTCTTATATTGCAAGTATAAATAAAACATATGGAGATTTTGTAGGATTAAAAACTATTGCTAATGGTGTAGAATCATTAAAGCAAACTTATGTTTCAGAAAACAATAGAATCCATAATGAAACACAAGCTCTTGGTGATATATATAATACAGCATTAAAAGAATCAGGTACAACATATGCTATTGATATATATGCAAAACAAAAAGAAATTGATAAGCTTAATAAAGAAATTGCTGCAATGCCTCCTCCATCAAAATTTGATACTGAAGAAACTAGAAAAACAAGTGAAGAATTCTATGCAAAAAAACAACAAGTAAATAAATTAATAAATGAACGTAATGCTCTTCAAACTTTAGCAAAACAAGTTGTTAATGAAAGAATGAGAAGTACTAATGCTGATGGTAGTGTAAATACAAGAAGTTTAAATCGTAATACTAATAATATATACTCTACTACAGGTCAATATTTAAAGAAAGTTCCTAATATGCCAGAAGGTGTAGTTGAAAATATTACATTTGCTTTATCAAAAATTGATAAAGTTAAAGATTTAATACCATTCTTATTATCAGGTAGTAATGCAAAAGTAGTTATAGATGGTAAGTCAGCACCTATAACCCTTAATGAAGCAATGGAAGAAGGATATTTTGATAAACTTGTAGATGATGGAGATGGTACTATTACATTTATAAAAGATAATAAAGAAATTGGATCTTATAATTTAGGGTCAGTTGGAATTACATTATTTGGTAGTGAAGATATTGGTCTTCCTAAAAATGCATATTCAGTACCTGCAAATGTTGTAAATAAAACTAAACAAGGATTTAATACTGTTGAGTTTTATTTTGATCCAAGACAAGTGGTAAACAATGATGTTAATACTGCTTTATCAATAGCAGAACCTTATCTTATAGCTGAAGAAATTACTAGAACTGGAAAAAGTTTAGGTAAAAATGGTAATGAGGATTATAATTATGTTGAAACTTATAATGATGTAACAGTTAAATATTATCCTAATCAATTTAAAGCAGCAGGAGGATTATATGAAGTAAGAGATAAAAAGACTGGTGAAGTTAAAAGAATAACTGGTGCTCAAGGAGGTCAATTATATATTGCAGATCAATTTAAAAAATAATTACAAAATATAAACATGGATCAAAATACTAATCCTCAAGATAATAGTAATATAATAGCTACACAAAATACTGAACCTGTAGATCAATCATTATCTATAGATGAGTTTGTAAAACAATATGAGGCTGGTACATTACCATCATTAAATGTAAATATGCCTGAGCATATGATGACTGGAGGACCACTTAGTTTTTCAGATCAAACATCAGCATATTATAATGAGTTAAGAGCAAATCTTCAAAAGGATATTGTAAAAGAAGATTATGATAATGCTTTTGAAGCAACATATAAAATAATAGGTGCTACATTAGGTAACTTTGCTGCAGCATTAGAGGATACTATTGGAGCATTTGATATTGGAGATTGGAGAGTACCTGAAATGTTAGGTGTAGGAACTGTATTAAATGAAGGATTTAAGTTTTGGGATAATTATATTTGGGGAGATGGAGAAGATGAAACAGGTAACTACTTCACAAGAAGAGCTGAGCATGTTAGAGAAATGAACCAAAAATTAATGACTGTTAATACAGGTACTGGTTGGTTAGATGGATTAGATTATGTTTTAAATTTAATACCTAGTTTTGGTTCTGTAGCTGGTTATGCTGCAACAGGATTTGCTGGAGCTAGAGTAGGTGCAGCTGCAGGTTTAGGTAAAATAACTAACTCTGTTGTTAATGCTTGGTTATCAACTGAAGCTACAGGATTAGGTATTGCTGAAGGTAACTATGATAAAATATATGATGAGGTTGCAGGAAGATTAGATCCTGACTTTAGAAGAAGAGTTGATAGTGCTTATAATGAAGCTTATCAAGAAGCAGTAGCATCAGGTGCTAATGCATTTAATGCAGAATGGCAAGCTAAAGAAGCAGTAAGAGCATTTAAGAAAATTTATGATCAAGAAAACCCTAAGAACTCTAAAATAGCTAGAGAGTCAGCAGCTAAGGGTGCAGATGCTTCTCTTCAAGCTGAAGCTCCTGCATTTCTTTTAAATATACTTACTGCAGGATATTTTACAAGAGGTTTATATAAGCCTAATACTATATTATCTAAACCATCAAGAATAAGTGCAAAAACAGTATTTGCTGAAGGTGGTCAGGAATTTGTAGAAGAAGGTCTTATTGAAAGAAGAGCTGAAGACTTAGGTTATAATGTTGGTGTAAAAGGAGAATATACTAATACAGATTTATGGAATACTATAGTTAACACTCAAACTTTAGAAGCTGGGTTGATAGGATTTGTATTAGGAGGAGGAATGGGTGGCTTTGCAGATTTGGGTACTTTTAAAGATAGAAAAGAAAAATATGAAACTCAACAAGAGAGAATAGAAATTGAAAATAGAATAGGTAATGCTATAGGTAAACCTGACTTAATCAATGACTTAACTAATCTTCAGAGAAACTTTTTTCAGATTCAAGAAATGGGTAATACTGTAGGTAAGTTAAGAAAAGAAGGTAAAATAGAAGAAGCTGAAGCATTAAACTCTAGAATGCTTGGTGTACAAGCAGTTGAAGCATTTAAAGCAGGTACTACTAAAAACCTTATTGAAAATTATCAGAAGATTGCTAATGATCCTACAGCTAAACCTGAAGTAACTGTTAGAGCTAGACAAGCAGTTAATGAGATTTTAGAGATGGAAAAGATGTGGAATAACACAGTAGGTAAATATGCTAATGACTCTGATGTATTCCTAAATAGAATAAATAAAATTGAATTAGGTAAAGCAGAAAGAGAACTTAAAACTAAAATTGCAGAACAAAGAATATTAGCTGATGAAGCTGTTCAATCTGCATTACAAAAAGGTGAAACATCTTTAACTGCTGATATTGTAGAAACAACTATTGATGAATACAATCAAGTAGTTGCTGATTCTAAAGTAACTGGTCAAAAACAATTAGGTTATGATTTAGATAATCTTTCAGAAAATAATTATACTGATGAAAATGAGAGAAAGGTATATGATAACTTTAGAACTCATGCTACTAATAATATAGAATCAGTAAGACAATTAGTTCAGTTACAAGAAAGATTAAAGCAAGTTCAAGAAAATAAAAATGATAATGAAAGTACTTATAATAAAATAACTTCTAAAGAATATCAGAAATCAGTAAAAGCTGAAAGAAGACTTTATGAAACATTTAAAGCAGGAGAAGCTGAATTACAAACTAAAGAAGGTACTGATGAATACATGATGATTATAAATCAAATCATGAAGAAGTATGAAAAAACAATTACCCCTGAAAGATTTGAAAAAATTAAAAAACAATTAGAATTAAAAAATGAAGTTGTTAAAACAGCAAGAAAAGTAAGTCAACAAAATAAAATAGTTGAAACTTTTTCAAGTGATGAAAATGAAGACTTTATTCCTAACCTTGATACTAATAATGGAGTAAGACCTGATGGTAGTGAACCTAAAGTAAAAAATAGTCAAATGTTAAATGTTGTTGCTAGTAAATTAGCAACAGGTAGAAAAAATGAATTGACTAGTGAAGAGAGTGATTTCTTACTTACTTATGGTGAACAAGTAGATAAAAGAGTTAGAGAGTTGCAACAAGACCCTGACTCTATTGAAGTACAACCTAATGTAAATGATGAAATAGATGAAGACTCTAAAAACTTATTAAGTCAATTAGAAAATGCTGTAGATGATTCTGACTTAATGAGTAACCCTACTCCACAATCTTTACCTTCTAATAAAGCTAATGAATTAGTTGAAACTAAAACTACTAATGTAACTGCTGAAGAACAAGCTGCATTAGATCAATTTAAAGATGGTAAAATAACTAAAGCTTTATTACATAGAGCTATTGGAGCTAACTATAAGTCAGTAGTAGAATCATTAAAAAATAAAGGATTAATAACTGAAGAAGGTAATGAGTATAAAAGAAATACAGAACCTGAATCTGGATTAAGTTCTGAGCAACAAACAGTTAATAATCTTTTAAATAGTGGTGAGTTTACTCCTACTGAAAATGGGTTAGTATTACAAATTAAAGAACCTAAAGATGATGATAAAAAAGAAGCATTAGAAAATGCTATAAAATTACTTAAAGAACAAATTAAAAATAATCAGTTACCAGGTTATGAGGTTAAAGTTGTAAAAGATCCTTTTAACAAAACTACTGTTTATCAAATATATAAACCTTTAACTAATTCTATAACAGATACTGAAAATCAAGTATCTAAGCAACCTAATCTTTATGATGAAGGAAGTGTTAGTGATGAAAAGAAAGAAGAAATAAAAGATATAGTAAATGCTTATGTAGCTAACATGGAAAGTTTTAATGATGTGTTTCCTACATTTGAAGAATTTATAAGACACATTGTTAAAACTGCAGGTAGAACTAAAGCAGATAAATATTTCCATGTATTACATAGTGGATGGAAAATGAATGGTTATCCTGAAGTAAAAGATCCTATAGTAATATGGGAAAAAGTATTTCAAGATTCTACAACATTAAATGCTAGACTTACTGAAGTAGGTGATGAAGTAAGTGTTGAAAATAGAAGTCCAAGAACAGTTAGTCAAGAAACTAATAAAGAATTAGAGTCTGATGAATCAACTAGTAATAAAGCTCCTATACATCAAGACCCTGAAACTAAAGAAAGAAAATATGGTTCTAACTCTTATACTACTGAAGACACTAGACCTAAAATGGCATTTACTGTTTTAGAGTCTAAAAGAACTTATGATGAAACTGAAGAAGATGGTCAAGCAGTAGTTACTACTACCTTTAGTAATAAAGGACAAACAATAAGAGAACAAGGTACAATTAACTCTTTACCTCTATTGAACTTCTTAGAAGTAAAAGCAGGTACTGAGTTTGAAGTGTTTATACCTGAAGGTAATCTTTTAATGGAAATGATTATTCCTGTTAGAGAAGAAAGTGGTCCTTTAAAAGATGCAATCAAAGTTGATGATCAAGGAAACAAGTTGACTACAACTTTTGGTGAATGGTTAAATTCAAAACTTGCAACTAATCCTGACTTTAAAAATACTCAAGAGTATTTAGATAGACTACCTATGCTTTATAAAAATAAAGATGGAGTATATGTTGCTGCAGTTCATGAAACACTTTGGTATAATAAAACTGTATTTAGAGGTGACCTTAATGAAGCAAGAGCTAATAACAGAGCTATTAGACAAGCTGCACTTAATGCTAAAAATAGTGGTAAGAAGTTTTCAGTTAAAGTAAGTGAAGTAAGAGGTGGATCAGTTATGAAACTTGAGTCACCTAAAAGATTAAAAGATGTTAATCCTCAAGCTAAGGTAGGATTACTTATTAAAGATAAATTAGGAAAGCATAAGTTTTATGTAAACAATAAATTGTTTACAGGTAACATTATTAATCTTGATAATGTAGTAGGTTCAACAAAAGCTACTAATAATATACCTGTTGATGTTAGAGTATGGGGAATAGATGCAGAAGGTAATCCAATTTACAAAGCATACTTATCAACTAAGATGCCTTTAAATCAAGCACAACAAAATACAGTATTTAATACTTTGTTTGCTTTCCTTACTATTAATAGTAATTTATCTACTGAACAAAAATCTCAAGCTAGAAACTTACAAAGAAATGTATTTAGCATTACTGGGTTAGATATAACTTCTTTTAATGATTTAAGTTCTTTTATAAAGCAGTTTGTTCAAACTTCTAACTATGCAATATCTGAAAAAGATAAAGTAACTAAGTTGTTAGCAGACCCTACTCCTGAAAATCTTTCTGCAGTAGGTAAAATGTATGCTAAGTTAATTAACAACATTAAAGGTAAGTCTGCACCTAATTTACCTTATCTTATGATAGAAGGTAATAATATTATATTTGGTAATGTAGGAGATGCTGAAGCAGTTGTACTTACTCCAAATGAAATGAATACTGATACTGGTAAAGCTAAGTTAGCTAAACTTAAAGATAACTTAGTTAATCAAGAATTAAATATTGGTATTAAATATAATGGCCCAACAGTTCATGTAGATAATAATCTTGGTGTTGAGCAAATGTCTGAGAACTATGCTCAATATCTAAAAGATAATCTTTATACTTTTGTAAACTCTGTTAATGTAGGTACTGAACAAAAACCTGTTTATGCTACTAACCTACAACCTATTATTCATATTGAACCTGCAGGAGTAGTAAGTAGAAAAGAAGGACAAGTTACAGTAAGTAATAAAGAAGTTACTCCTAAACAAGAACAAAAAAATACAGCAGTATTAGAATCAGCTACACAAGAAGATTTAAAAGAAGCTGTTATACAAGCTGAAGAAGAAGGATGGAAATTTCAAGGGGAAACAGTAGAGGAAAAAGCTAAAGACTTAGAAAATGTTATAGCTGAAAATAATTCAGAGTCTACTGAGTTAGTAGATAAATACTTAGATTCTAAAGAAACAAGTATTGAAGATGTTAATGAGTTTAATAAACTTATTAGTCAAGCAGAGAGTCAAGTAAAATGGGTTAATGAATATTTCAACAATGATGGTTCTGTAAATCAAAGTTATCAACCTGCTGAACTTACAGATAGTGAGGTTGAAGCAATGGATAAAGATGTAATGAGAATTAAAGGATTGATGCCTAACCATCAATTTGATTTAGCTCAGTTTCTTACTATCAATATTGCTAATGCTATAAAGGAAGATCAAAAAATTGATCTTGATAAATTAAGAGCAGAATCTAAAAAACAATTAGTTGAATTACTTAAAGGCAATAAAGAGTTACTACAAGAAACTCTTGCTAAACTAAAGGCTACACCTAATGCTGATGGTATTGCTAAAATAGTAAACCTTATAAATAAATATGAGTATGCTTTATCTAAAATAGATTTAGTATTAGATAATTCTAATATTCTTTTTGATCAAGCAGTAGCTTTTATATTAAAAGATTCAGGTGCTAAACTTGTAGAAGATAAAGTAGAAACAAAGGATAAAGATGAAAGAGTAGTAAATGATCAAGATGACCAAGATACTACTGACTCTGATGAAGGATTTTCTTATGAAACAGATAATACTATAGGTAGTGAAAACTATTCTAAAACATCATTAGAAGAAAATCATAAGTCAAGTGTATCTTTTAATCTTAGAAGATTCATGAGAGGTTTTAGAGAAGTCAATCCTAAGACTAAAGCATTTGAAGTAGGTGCAATGGGAGTTCCATTATATGTAGACTTTGATTCTGTATTTGATGTTCTGCAATCTATTCTTGCTGATGCTCCTGTAGATTTTGATACAATGATTGATATCTTAGAACAAAATAAAGATAAACAACCTTGGATTCCACAAGTCATTGAGAAGTTAAAACAAAGTGATAATGAACTTAAAAATCAGTTTGTTACCACAATGGGTAAGCATGCTTTGAATATGGAATTCTTAATGTATTCTTTTGACAAAGATGGTAAAGTTACAATGAGTGTAACAAATACCAACTCAGGTTCTATCAGTAATAAGATAAAAAATCAATGGTTAAATAACTTAGTAAATAGTCAGTTAATTACAGAAGATAAAGAAGTTAATCGCAATATTGCAGAACAGTTATATGAAGTATATAATGGTTGGACTCAAAGATTAGATGAAGTTAAAACTGAATTTAAAAATCTTATTTTAGGTCCAACTATTAGAAATGAAATTGCTAAAGGAGATAGATCAGTTCTTCTTCAAGGAGGTGAACTTACATTGAGTAAGAAGAGTCACCCTAATGTAGTAACTGATAATGTATTAAATAATCTTAACAAAGATAAAAAGATTACTATTAATAATGCTGAGTATAGACTTACAAGAAATGGTGATTCTATAATTGTAACACCATATAAGAAGTCAGTAGTATCAAGTGTTATAGATGGTAAGTTTAGATTTTTATCTGAAGAAGACCAACAATTAGCTATAGATTCAGTACAAGAATGGTTAGCTAACTTTGGTATTGAAATGTCAGATAATGCTCTTAAGTTTATTTTTGAAAATGGAATAATGCACAAAGGTGCACTAGTTAATACTAATGAGTTTTTTGCTGAATCAGAAACTAGTGGTGGAGTTATAGGATTATTAGGTAACTGGTTAAATAGAGTAAGGTCTACAGATTCTGATACCCCTATTAGTATTTTAGATGATAGAAATAATCCTTTAAATCAATCTGCTATTCTTAAAACATTAGCATTTCATCAAGGTAAATATTCTTCTAATGTTGTAACCAATGCATTTAGAGATGGTAAAAAATCTATCTATGGTTTTACTGCATTTAAATATATTACAGATAGAGCTAATGAATTAAAAAATAATAAACAATTTAGAGATAACCTTAGAGAGCTTTCTTTTAATGGTAATTCACTTTGGCTTAGTTTCTTTAATGACTTTGATCAAGTAGATAGAATAAACTTCCAAGATATATTTAATGTCAGTCACTTAGGTTTAACTGCTATTAAAGAATTAGGTAAGAAAGTTTATAAAGATAATTCTATTACAGCTATATCTGATATTGATCATGAGTATCTTAAAATAGGATTATTTGAAGATAGTAAACAAGGTAAGATTGGAGAAACTTATGGTAGTAGTAAGATAGGATTAAGAACTGCAAGATTCTTATTTCCAACAATGTCAGATAAATCTACAATGACTGTTGTTAAAACTCTTGCTTTAGAACTTGCTGATAAAAAACATTATGAATATAATGAAAAAGGTGAGCTTCTTCCTAAAAGAGATATCCTTGAAATACTATTTGATCAGTTAGTGTTACCTGAAATAAAAAGGATTAATAAGGTATCTAACATGAAAAATGGTACTGATATTAAGAGTTATGATAAAGGAGCTAAGATGTTTTTATTCTTACCTAAACTTAATGAACTTAAAATATCTGTACAAGGTGATGAGATTAATTTAGTAGATATTCTTACTACTCCTGGAACTGACTTTAATAAAGTATTAATAGAAGAAAATAAAGAAAAGATATTAGCAGAAGTACAAAACTATGTTACTGCATTAGTAAATGAAAAATTAAATGTGTGGCAGAAGAATGGATATGTATCTAAAAATGCAAATGATGAATTTACTAATAACTTATTAGATGAAAAATACTTTAATGATATTAATGATTCTTCAGTAACTGATAAAAAAACAAATATTAGTGATACTGAAAAAGTAAAACTAGCTGCATTTGATTTTGAAATTAATCAGATGCTTGCTAATGTAAATGCTTTCATGACAATTATTGGTGACCCTGCATTATATTATAAGGTTAGTAATGAAGGTAGTAAGTCTTATACACAGAAATCAAAAGAAACTTTTGACAATGTAGGTAAGAGATTAGCTGCTATGATTGCTCCAGGATCTAAGTTAGCAGATTCTGAAAATGAACAATACACTCAAATCTTTTTAGATGATAGAAATTCTATTTCTGAAAACATTGATTTTATTACTGAGGTATTAGACAACAAAACTTTTGACAGACAAAGATATAATGAGATATTAAGTAAAGAACCTAACACTAATGACCCTGTAAAATTAGAAGAGTTTAAAAGACTTCAAGAAGCTGAGATGAAAGTATTCTTAGCTGATTATCCTAATAGTAAAGGTTACTTTAAAATACAATCTACTGATGCTCAAGAATATACTACATGGCAAGAGCACATGCATATCCTTGAAAAGCTTGGTAGATTAAATGATTCTACAGTTGATATTACTCCTGAAGAAATAAGAGAAGCTAAACAAATGTTTGCTAATGGTCTTGAAATAGAAAAGATGTCAGATAAGCAAAAAGGTATTCTTAAAAAAGTTCTTCAACCTATTAAACCAGTTTATACAGGTCAGATATTTGACAAAGAGCAAGATGTAATGAGAATGGTTTATATTAAAACTTCTTCATTCCCTCTTATCCCTCAAGTAACTAAAGGATTACAACTTGAGAATCTTAGAAACTTAATGGAAGCTGTACAAACTAAACAAGGTAATTTTGTTAGAGCTTCATATGATTCTGGTAATAAAGTAGGAGCAATGGCTAAACCATTATCTATCTTTGACAAAGAAGGTAAGATGAAAGATTTTGTTGCTCAAGATGAAAATGGTAAAGTATTAAAAGATGAGGATGGTAAGGTAGTTTATAATACTGATGAAGCTATTAAAGCATCACTTCCTTTAAATAGAAAAGATTTTAAGATTCAGTTAGATGTACCTTATAAATCTTTAAAGAGAGATGAAGATACAATAAGTCTTGGTACTCAGCTTACTAAGATATTGTTTGGTAATGGCATGATGAATGAACAAGGATTTATGTTTGAAGGAACATCAATGGTAGGTTCTAAACTTGAACAAGAATTTACTAAAGCATTTATAGAATTAGCTGATCTTAAAAAGACTCAACTGTTTGATGAATTAGGAATTGATCCTAAAACAGGTCAACCTAAAAACATTAAAGAAACATTTAATAAACTTCAAGAGCTTTTAAAGAATGAAGCTATAAACAGAGGTTACAGTAAACAAGATATTGCTGCATTAGAATTAGAAATATCTAATGTTCAATCTGAACTTATGTCATTTGAAGATGTAAGATTCAAGATGCCATTATGGTTATCTTCTAACTCTAACAGATTTGAATCTTTGTTAAATGCTATTGTAAGTAACAGACTTATTAAAATTAAAATGTCTGGTAACTCTTACATTGCTGGTTCTGAAGAAGGATTTAAATTCCAAACAGATTTAAAAGGTATAGATGAAAATAGAATAGTATGGACTTCTAAATGGAATGGACAATCTCTTCAAGGTTCTAAGTTTGTAGATGGTAAAACTAAAATACAATTTGCTCAAGTATTAGCTCCTTCTAAGTTTAGAAAGCCTGATGGAACTCTTATTGATTTATTAGAATTCAAAGATGGTAAACATACTTATGTAACTAAAACTGATTCAGGATTTAGACTTAAAGAAGATATGATTGATCCTGAATTATTAAGTCTTACTTCATTTAGGATTCCAACTTCTGGTCATAACTCTGGATCTCAAATTGAAATTGTAGGTTTCTTACCACAAGAGAAAGGAGATTTAATGGTAGTGCCTAAAAACTTTACTACACAAAAAGGTCTTGACTTTGACGTAGATAAAGAAAATACTTATCAGTTATGGCATGAGATGGATGAAGATGGTAAGATTAAAGTTGTAAAAGAAGGAGATAGAGAAAAGATTCTTCAAAACAAAATCATAAATATACATAAGTCAATATATAGTAATCCTAGAAAATCAGTACAAAAGAAAATTAATACTGTATTGTCAACTGATTATGCAGAAGATCAAGCAGCACAAATAGATGGTTGGTTATCTGAAAGTAAAGATGATCAATACTTTACAGCATTATCTTCTGAATATCAAAAAAATAAATTGATATCTGCAGCTAGTGGTAAAATAGGTACTGGTGCTTATTCTCTTGATGTAACTTCACAATCTTTATTTGAACAAGCTAAAGTTAAAGGAAATCAATTATCTGCAAGAGTTGGTACATTAAATGAAGAAGGTGAATTTGATTATGTTAACTATAGTGTTAGTTTTGGTAGAGAAGAACAAGAAGGTAAAGTTACAGGATTACTTGGTAATGAAAGAACATTAGAAGGTTCTAGAACTATTGCTGAAGTATTATCTGAACTACAAAACATTGCAGTAGATAATGAAAAGCTACAAGTAATGGGTAAAGTAAATCTTAACTCATTTACTCTTGATGCATCTAAAGCTATGGCAATGTTAGGTTTTGATAAGAGTAAAGTTACTGGTAACTCAATTCAGTTTACATTCTTATCTCAACCTATTCTTTTAGAATATGTAAAAGAAATGGCTAATGCTAGTTCTGATCTTACTGAATTTTCATTAAATAAAGAGCAAAAAGTTATACAAAAACTATTAGCTAAATATGATGGTAATTACCTTCAAGATTTATCTTATGACAAAGATAAAAAGAATAGTATTTTTTTAAGTATGGGAGCTATGGAAGCACAGCTTCAATCTAAAACTGTAGATAATAAATTACAACTTGCAGTTTTAAATAGATTCTTACAACTTAAAAAGATAGGTGAAAACATTAGAAATATTCAAACTACTATCAATTTAGATTCTAAAGGTCTAAGTAAATCTATATTTGAAAATAGTGAAAAGGTAAATAGTATTATTGCATTAGCTAAGAATCCTGTAATAACAAATGCAGATAAACTTATTGGTGATATTATAACTCCTGAACAAGTAGCACTATTATCTCCAAAAGAAAAGAGTGCTAAGATTAAAGAGGGTTATGTAGAGATTTGTAAAGCTTTAACTGAAGATGGTAACTTTACAGGAGCATTAATTAAACCTACAACTATAAGTGGTTCATTTGCAATCAATGCATTATCTACTGCAGATAAATTATGGTCTAGTCATTTCCCATATGACTCTCCAGTATTTAAAGCTATTGTAGATGAGTTGACCCCATTATTAAATCTTGGTGAAGCTAGTGAATTTAAAAAAGCACAAAGAAGAAAAGAGATTACTAATGAAATTAAAAGATATCTAAATACTCATATTGCATCTAAAACTTTATTTAGAAATACAGATGCACAAGAAGAAAGATATAGATTATTTAGAAATGATGCTTCAGGAAAAGATTCTTTAGCTTCTTACTTAAAGAAAACTATAGGTGATAATCCTGTATTATCTAAAAATAAATTACTACAAAGATTAGATTTTGAAGTTAATACTGATGGTAAACCATCATTTATTAAGTTTAATAGTTCAGCAAGTACAGTTTATGATGAAGACTTTTTGAACAATTCATTATTAGACTTAATGCAAAGAAATGTTACATTAGGTAATTTTAATGGTCAACCATACACAAGTAGAATGTTGGCTCAGGATTTAATATCTTATTCTTATCTTGAAGGTGGTGTACAAGAAGCTATTCAGTTTGTTAAGTTTGCTCCTTTATCTTATCTTGATGCTAAAGGGTTTACTCAAGGTATGAGAGATATTAACTTTACTTCAGGCTTTGATGTATTTGGAATGAACCCTGATAATACTGATCAACTTAGTACATTTGCTATTCAGTTTGCTCAAAATAATCCTAACTTAATGCCTAAGCTTGATAGCATAGTTGATAAGAAAAAAGCAATTGCATTAGCTAGGAATCCTTCATTTAAAGCATCAGCATTAAATTATAATACACCTCAAATAGTATCAATTAAATCAGGTGATAACTTTTTACTATACAAAAAAGAAGGAGATACTTATAGACAAATACCTGTAGCAGGTACATTTGGAATGGCAGAATATAATAATAAACCAGGTGCAGTTAAGTCTTTAATTAGTCCTCCACTTCCTAAAGTTATTAAAACTGAAGAAGCTTTAAATCCTGTTAGTGAAAATACTAAAGTAGCAAATGAAGAAAGATATGATTTAGGACAAAGCAATTTAAGATCTAGCTTAACTAAAATAAGTAATGATCCAAATTTACCTGAATCATTAACTGCATTAGCTAGTGCATTATTAAATTCTATTGATGAAAACACTACATTTATTGTAGAAGATTTAACTGCAGATAGAGCTAAAGGTGTTTATAGAAGAGATGTTAATCAGATTGGTATAGATATCAAACAAGCACAAGGTGCTAGTGATGTTGAACTTGCTAGAACAATTCTTAAAGAAGCAGTACACTCTGTTACTGATAAAGAATTATTAAAACATGTAGATGCTAATGGTAATTTAAAAACTAATAATGCACCTAGTCATGTTTTAGCTCTTGTTAAATTATTTAATCAAGTTAGAGGATTACCTGAATTCCAAAAAGCACTTCAGAATTATCAAGAGAAGACACAAAAGAAAATAGCTTTTACTAAAGAAGAAGCAAGAGATTTTACTAGTGTATATTATGGTGGATATAACATATTAGAATTTGTTGAAATGATTTTAACTCAGCCAGAATTTCAACAAGAAATGGCTAAGATTAAAACTCCATCAGGTAATTCAATATTAGATTTGTTTAAAGATTTCTTTGCTAAGTTATTTAAAAACTTAGGAATGGAATTTGAATCAGATACTATTGCAGCTCAAGCTATTGAAAATGCTTTAATAGTTATTGATGAAAAAGGTAAAGTTAAAAAAGAAACTAAACCTGAAGTTAAACCTATTTCAAAAAATAAAGTATCTGATAATATTAAATCTTTTGTAAATAGTTTAATACCTAATTGGATTAATAATAAAAATAATGAGCTTTCTTTAGCTTCTGAATTTAAATCTATACAATTATTAAGTGAAGGAGAATCTACAATAGAAGATAGAATTAATTTTGGAAAAGAAGCTGAGGAATTAATAAGAGAAGGAGTAAGAGGTAAAAATCCATTTAAAGGTGTAACTTTTGAAAGTCAAATACCTAATTTGTTATATGCAGTAATATCAGGTAAGTTAGCAGAAAGTAATATATCTGAAAAAGATATGTATGATAATATTTTTTCTACTCAACCTGAAGTTCAACCTACTACAACTACTCAAGCTACTACAGTATCTGCTCCTGTTAATAATGATTTACTTGCTGTATTTGAAAGAGTTAATAACTTATCACCTGATGATGTTCAGTTAGTAGATGATATAGACTTTAATGAGTTTGAAAATTATCCTAACATATTAGATTATCTTAACAATGATTTAGGAGTTGAAGTACTTGAATACAATACTATTAAAGCAAACAAAGATGTAATTGAAAAATTATTATCTGAAATAGATGGTGATAAAAATATATATTCATTATTAGCTAAACTTAAATCACAAACTAATAAGGAAGATAAAGGATTAACATCTAATGTAACTCCTACATTAACTGTTCCTACAGGTAAAGAAGAAGATTTACTTAAACAAACTGAATCAATACCTGGACTTAAAAGATATGAGTTATTACCTAATGTATTTGCCAATGAAGAACAAACAAAAGCATTAGATAATCTAGATACTTTTGTTAACTCTCCTAGAGATAAATCAGAAAAATATCAATCTACTTTTGTATTAAGTGGTGCATCAGGAACTGGTAAACAAATAATAGTTAATAAAATAATTCAATCTAATCCTGGTAAGAAAATAGTAAATACACAAAGTATATATGATATATATGATTCTAAAGTTCTTAATGAAAATACTGACATTATCATTATAAATAATTGTTCTATGCTTTCTAAATCAGAACTTAGAGATATATATTCAAGAATGTCACCTAATACTAAAGTTGTATTTATAGGAGATAAAGCAATGCTTCCTCCTATTGGAGAAGATAATGATTCAGTATCATTTAATTTAGCTACTAAACCTGAATACAATGTTGAGTTAACTCAAAGACTTCGTCAAGGTGAAACATCTCCTATAGTTGCATACTCTGATATTTTAAGAAATGAAACTAAAAAAGAAACACTAAAAAGAAGAGCAATTCAAAGAAGAGTTAGTAACTTTGACTATATAAATAATAAAGGAATATTGTTTGCTAATGAAAAACAAATGTCTGAAAATTTAAATTCAGATATTAAATCAGATCCTGAAAATACTAAAGTTATAACTCATAGTGATGAACTTGCAAGTAAATCAAATGATAGAATAAGAGAAATCTTATGGGGTAAAGTAGGTGCTCAAAATGAATATAATATTGGTGAAGTAATTTTTAATGATATTTATGGTTTTTACACAGTAAAAAATGTTAGAAAAATAAATAATGCTGAAGAAATTAATGGACAATTATTACCAGGTTATGAATTAACATTAGAAACAGATGCAGAAACTATAACTGTAAAAGTATTAAGTAAAGAATCTAAAGCTATCTTAGAAAAATCTAAAATTAGTTCTCAAGAAACAATAGATTTTAAATATGGTTATGCTATTACTGCACAACAAGCTCAAGGTTCTACATTTAATAATGTATATATAATGGAAGATAATATTATTAATTCACCAATAAGTGATAAACAAGTTAATCAATCATTATATGTAGCAATGAATTCATCTAAAAATAAAGTAGTAATTTATTCTAAAGAAAATGAAGCAGGTGAAGGTAGAGTAACTAAAGAAGAATTTGAAGGAATGACAGATTCAGGTATAAGTTTACAACCATCAATAGAAGAATTAATTGAAGGTCAAATTGATGAACTTATGAGAAAAGGTATTATTAAATCTAAATGTAATTAAATCTAAATAAAACTATGGCATGTACTTATGAATTTATGGGTAAGAAGTATAATAAAGAACAATTAATACAACTACTCAAAGATCAAGGAATACAAAATAAGATTAACTTATTAATTGAAAATCAAGTTGGTTCTCAAAATTCTTACTCTTTAGATTTAGATATAGCAGGAGAATTATTTAATGAAGACTTTGATATAAGTGATACAGTATCTTCTTCTACATCAGATAATCTAGAATCTTATAATGAGCCACTAACCAATTATAAAAGTATAGTTCAGTTTAAAAAAGGTTTAATTAATACCTATAAGAATAGAATTGCTAATCTTAAAAGTGCATTGTCTAGAGAAACTAATAAAAATGAAGTTAAAAGAATAGCTAAGTCACTTGAAGAATTACAAAATGCATTAGATACATTAGAAGTAGAAATACAAAAAATAGAAAATGCTTCTGAGTTATCAATGGATCAATTTAAATATCAAGCACAAAGAGATTTAGAAAGGGTTAGGCAATTATTAAATCCTACTAATAACTTTGTAGATGATTTTGAAAATGCTGAAGAAGCAAGAAAGATTCTTAACTTTTATAAAGCATTAAGATTCTCAGCTAAGAATAATGATGTAGCTAATAGTCAACAAGATAGAAAGCATCCATTTTTTAATCTTAAAGAGATATATGATAAAGAGGGTAATGTAGCATTACCTAGAGAACTGACTGATATCTTTAATGAATTGGCAAGTACTTTTGAAGAAGAGGAAGGTAAGTATATGAATGCTCAAAGAGCACTTGTTGAAAAGATAATCAATGCTAATCCAAAAGTAATGCAGTTATATGGTGAGTTAAACTATGACCAAATTACAAATCCTCTTAATGATTTAGATGGAGTAGCATGGGTTGACATGATGATAATGGATGTTACTAAAGGTATATTTTCTAAGAATGGAATTATACCTCAGATAGCAATGACTATCATTCAGGATAACATGGCTGAACAAATTAGTGAACATAAAAGATTTGAAGAAAAACATAATGCACTTCTTCCTAAAGTTCAAAAAGCATTAAAAGCTTTAAATCAATCAGTAGGACTTGCAAATGTATCTTTTGATATGTTTTTTCAAAAAGCATTAGGTAGAAATACTGGTAAGCTTGTAAACAGATATTCTCAAGAATACTTTGATGAAATATCTTCTGTAATGAATAATTACAAAGAAGAAAGAATTAAAGCTAGAGCAATAGAAGATAAAGAAACTAGAGATAGAGCTTTTAAAAGAGCAACAGAAAAAAAGAATAAATGGTTTAGAGAAAATACTCTAATGTTAGATGTTAGAAGATTACCTGAAATACAACAATTATTTCCTGAATTTGAAATGATGTTTGAAGATGATGGTGGTAATCATAGACAACAACTTATAGATGAGATAGATGAAATAGGATACCAGGAAGAATTAAAAAAACAAATTAAAGAACTTAAAAAATTTGTAGCTTGGAAAAATGCTACTACTGAAACTTTCTTAGAACAAGTGGGAGTATCTGAAGTAAAAGATTTATCTAAAGAAGATTTAGAAACTTTACAATTAGCTATTGCTAGTCAAAATCCATTTAATGCTACTGAATTCTTTTATCAAAATAAAGAAACTAAAATAGGAGGTAAAAATGTAATTCATCAAATGACTTACAATATTAGTATTCCTAGAAAAACTAATCCTAGTACAGGACAATCTACAGGATTTTATGATAAGAACTATGAAAAAATAGAAAAAAATAAAGATTTAAAAGAGTACTATGACCTTGTTAAATCTAGAATGGAGCATGTAGTAGAAATGTTTCCTGAAGAAGTAAGACAAGAACTATTTACAAATTCATTACCATTAGTTAGAAAATCAGTAACAGAAATATTATCTGATCCTAACATTAGTATACTTCAAAGAATATCTAATGCATTTAGAGAAGTATATGAAATGATAGCTGCTGGTTTTGGAGTTAATGTTCAAGACAGTATTACTTATGAAAACTTTGATGTAGTTACTAGTGATGTAGAACAAAGAGTTAATACTCAATTTTTAAATAATAACAAACAAAGAATTCGTGATAGATTCAATATTGAGTCTAGAAAAATGAATAATATTTTAAAAGCTGCAGGAATAGATATTAAAATTAATAGAAGTACTGTTTTACCAGTATCTCAATTACCATCTCCTGCAATTAAAATGTTAGCAGAAAAATTAAAAGTACCTGCTAACATTAGAAGTATTGAAAACAAAGTTGGAACTAGTATTAGAATAAGTGATGTATTATATAAGACTACTTTAAGTGATGTAGTAGAAGAACATTCTTTAGACATACCTAAAATTGTAAAGTACTACTCTTTGATGTCTGCTGAGTATAATGCAAGACAACAATCTTTACCACTTATCAATACTTTAAAAACTCACTATCAACAAATTAAAAAGTTAAAAACTAATAATGTTGGTAAACCAATAGTTAGTAGTGAAGATCCAGATAAAGTTATGACTGATGGATTAAGAGGAAGAGCTAACACTCAATTTGAATCTTGGTTTAATAGAGTAGTATTAGGTAACTATGGAGGTAAAGAATTTGGAGTAATGGAAAGTACATTAGAGGAAAAGAAAGATTTAGCTGATAAAATAAAAGCAGCTATGACTGGTAGAGTACTAACAAGAGATGAACAAAAACAAAGAAAAGATTTAAATGATTTAATAGATAAAGAAACTGATCCTGTAGAAAAACAAAAACTTATAGATCAAAGAGATAAGTTAGGAAAACAAATAGCAGGTTCAGCAATACTAAATAATCTTTTAAATTACGTTAGATATTTAGGACTAGGGTGGAATCTTTCTTCTTCTGTAACTAACTTTATGGAAGGTCAAACTGCTAATATGATTTTAGCAGCTACTGGAGATTACTTTGATTCAAGACATTATTATAGAGCAATGCATATTACAGGACAAAGCTTTATAAAGAATGCAACTTTTGGAGCTTTTGGTCAAGCAAGAACTGTATTACCTGGTGCAACTAAAGCTAGATTTTTAATTGACAGATATGATATACTTCAAGATTCTACTAATGAATTACAAAAGGCATCTATCAAAACTCCATTAAATAGACTTCAAGCTTTAAGTCCTTATGAATTAAATAAAAGAGTAGAGTATTTAAATCAAGCTCCTATTATGGTAGCTGTACTTTTAGATACTGAAATTACAGGAAAGAATGGAGAAAAAGGAAATGTTTGGGATGCATTAACTCCTGATGGTAAATTAAAAGAAGAGTTTGCTACACCTGAAAATATACAAACATGGGAAGAAGGAACTGGAGAAGCTTATAAAAACTTTAAAAGAAAAGTAAATAATGCTATTGTAATGGCTCATGGTAACTATGACCAATTAAGAGGTATGATGGCTAAAGAAGGAGTAGTTGGTAAAGCACTTATAATGTTTAAAGCATGGGCAGGTTCTCAGTTATATCAAAGATTTGCTATTGAACAAGATGATATTGAAACAGGAGTAAAAGGATATAAAGGTAGATATAGATCTTTTACTAAAACATCAGGTGCTATGTTTACTTCATTAGCTGGTTTTGCATTAGCAGGACCTGCAGGATTTGTTGGTGGAGCAATGCTAGGTTTTGGATTAGGAGTATATAGTGGAAACAAAAGTGATGTAGAAGTAAAAGCTAAAATGGGAATGCTTACTGAAATGTCATTCTTATTAAAAGCATTACTAAGAAAAAGTATAGGATTTCCTATAAACATGATAGCTGGTAGAGAACTTATAGCTGAAGCTGATTATTCTAAGTTGCAAGGTGATTTACAAAATAATAAATTTACAGAAAGAGATGTTAAAAATACCAAGGCTCTTATAACTGAAATGTCTATTATATTAAGTTACCTATCAATGATGATGGTTACTAAAGCATTACTATGGGATGATGATGATGAGGAAGATGACCCTAAAAGAATGCAACATAATATTATAGTAAACAGATTAAATCAATTAATAAATTCTGCTACATCATATATTAATGTTTCTGAAACTTGGAAGAATTTAGTTTCTACTACTCCTTTATTTACATTTGCAAATAATACAGTTAAACTTATGTCTGACATGAGTGAGTGGTTAGAAGGAAATGATATAGGAACTGATGGTGCTAATGGAGGAGATTCTAAACTTGCTAAAACAGCATCTAAAGTTATTCTTCCATCATTTGCAAGAGATCCATATTTAGGTTTTGGTACTGCAGCAGAAAGACAATTTACTAAAACTAATTATGATGATTGGTTTTGGGATGATGAAAAAATAGAAAGAAGAGTTATGCAAGGTAAAAGACTACAATTAAAAAGTCAATTACAAGATGAGGGATTAGATGATAAAGAAATTGAAAAAATTCTAAATAAAAGATTGCCATTACCTAAAGATATTAAAGATACTCAAAGTAGAACAGCAACTAAGAGTACTAAAAAAGAAAAGAAAGAAAAATTATCAGTACAAGAAAAAATTAGAATTAAAAGAATGGTAGATGAAGAAGTTGAAAGAATTAAAGAAGAAACAGAGGAAAATGAAAAAGAAAAATAGGCTATGAAAATAAAAAGGGAAGCCAATTACGGCTTCCCTAAACACACACTAAACACAAAAAATAAACAACAAAAAGTTATATTTTAGATTTCTTATTTTCAACCTCTCTTTGAAGATACCATAAAGCTTTTTCTAAATCTTCTATCTCTTTATTGGAATCTTTTTTACCTGCTCTTGAAATATACTTAACTACATTACCCAAACAAAATCCTAATTCCCAAGCTTCAATAACTTTAATGGCTTCATAAGGATTATGAGTTCCACCATAGTGTTGAGGGTGATTTACTTTTTCTACATAATCATCATAGGATTTATCTAATGCACTATACTTGTAATTCATTCTTAAAATTTAAAAAGGTTATATGAAATTCCTATACCAATAAATGGAGCAGGTTGTGCATTAACTAAATTAATACCATACCCTGCAAGTACTCCAACTCCAAATCTTTTAGGTTTAGGCATTGTAACTTTATAAGCTAACATTTCTGAAATTTCACAATAAGGATTCTCATTTGTAACAAAAACCTCCATTTTCTTGGTCTTTCTGTTTTTAATAAACGCTACTGAGTATTTGTTATCTAATTCTATTGAAATGTCAGACGTTTTAGAATTCACTTTTCCACTCAAATATACCCATGGACCATTAAAATCTATAAGATATTCTACTTCTTTGTTACCTGCACTATCAATATACACAATCATACTATCTGTTTCAATAATAGTATCAAACTTTACTCTTTCTTCTACTACTGTTATTATTTCAGGTTTTTGACCTTTGTATTTTTGAATTTCAGATTGTAATCTTTTTACTATTTCCTTATCAGATTTAATTTCTAAAACTTGTTTTGCATTTTGAACTTCTAATACTCCAATCTTAGATACTGCTCTACCATATTTATCTTTATAATGAGTAACTGTATCTAAAACTAAAAGTTGAGATTCATATTGATTTTTATATTTTTTTACTAACATCATATTACTGCAATCACTTATCAATAATATAATTACTGCTGCAATAAGTATAAGTATAATACTTGTATTTATATTTTTCATAATTGGAAATTTAAAAAAAGTGGGGTATTGCTACCCCACTCATCACTAAAATAACTATCTAAACTATTATGAACTTGTACTTCCAAATCCACCTTCATCTCTTTTAGTTGAATCTAATTCTTCAACAATATGAAAAGTAGGTTGATTATATTGAGTTAATACTCCTTGAGCAATTCTTTCACCTATTTTAATTTTAGATAAAGATTGTGTCATGTTACAAAGTATAACTCCAATTTCTCCTCTATAGTCTGAGTCTATAGTTCCAGGAGAATTAAAAACTTTAAGGCCTCTCTTTAATGAGATACCACTTCTATCTCTTATCTCTAATTGGAATCCACTTGGAATTGACATATATAATCCAGTTCCTATTAGTACTCTTTCAAATGGTCTAAGAACCATATATCCTTGTTGAATACTAAACTTTAAGTTTTCATTTAATGAAACTTCTTCAGAACCTTTATATAATTTAAGAAATGAATCTGCTATTAAATCAAATCCTGCTGCTCCTTCAGAACCTATAAAAGGTAGTTCTACACCTGCGTGTTTCTTTTTTACATCTATATACATAAGAAATTATTTATTTTGTACAAATCTATCATTTTTTTCATAAATAAAAAATGTTACATCACCTATTTTTTTATAAACTTTAAAAGATTCAAACCAATCTTTTATATTTCCTGATAAAAGTGATAGATTACAAAAGGCAAATACATTTTGTACATCTTTCTGTACACCATTATGTACAAGATCATAAGCTATCTTTTTGTGAACACTTGTAGGCTCTGCTTTCCACCAATGATAGGATTCATTGTTAACACCTGAGAATGCTTTAGGTTTAGTGAGAGCATATAATAAACTGCAATTCAACATCTTAGTATGATTTATTGCTGTTGCACCAACTAAATATATACTTTCAGTATCTAGTGAATCAGCTACTTCTGACATCATCATCTTAGCTAACCAGTCTACATCATCCCACTCATCTTTAGGTTTATTATTGATAGACCAGTTTTTAAATTCTTTTTTTACTTCTTCTTTAAGTTCTTGCATTCCATTAGTAAATACAGTTGCTATAATTAGAAATATAAATAGTATTCCATACCTCATAATTTAATTTTTTAGTTAAACAAAAAGGTTGGGATTTCTCCCAACCTAGATCACATTTCTACTAAATTAAAACTTATATTTTACCAAACCAAGATTCATTTTTAAAATCCTGTAGATATTCAATTATTTCATTAGCATAATTTTCTGCATCTGTAACAATTTCTTCTTCCTCATTATCTACATCCCAATTATGCAATAATAAAGAAATATGTATTGTTTCATGCATAATCCCAGTATAATCTTTATATGACCCATTCATCCTATTAAGATTTAGGAATACAAAAGCAGGATCTCCATGTTTATAATTTCCAGATTTTTTAGGAATATAATTAGATAAACCATAAATATATGCACTTTCAGTAGTTTCAGGATGCTTTAAAGCATCTTTTTTATTTAATCCATGTAGCTCATCTACCTTAAAGTAATTAAATAAATCAACTGACTTATCACCTAATATTAGTAAAAAATCTTTAAGTTTTTTAGTATAAACCATAATGCTTCAATTATATTAATCTGCTAAGCTCCATAGCTCTAATTAGTCTAGTGATACCAATACCACCACCAACTCTAGGTATAAACTTATTCAATAAAAATTCATTTAATTCTGCCATTACTCTATCATAACCAAATAACTCAAATAGTTTTTCAGAATATCTACCTTCTTCAATAGTAAAGAAAGTTTCTCTCATTTGTCTAACATCACAACTTCTTTCAGCACTACCTATAGTTTCTTGACCATGTAAAATAACATCAATTTTTCTAGCTAATCCAGATTCATGTCTAGCCATATTCCAGAATGGATTAGTTCTTTCTGGGAAGTTCATTAACAATACTGCATCAGAAACATCTTTATGTAATTTTTCTTCAGTATCATTTTCAATAATAGATACTCCATACTCATTACACACATCCTCATAGTTTCTATATTCATATCCCTTAAATCCTAAGAAATGTAATAACTCAGTTTCTGTTAATGCTAAGTCAGCCATAGTTCCAGGAAATTCAAATTCAAACATAGGAAATATTAAACAATGTCTTCCTAAGATTGGATTCTTTTCATTTCTATAACTAGTAGATACACAATAAAATCCTTTTTCATCAGGTTGAGTTAGTAACTCATGCTCCAACCACATCTGTCCTGTTTGAGGTAGTGGGTATGTGTTCTTGTTGTAATAAAAAGTACTGATGTTAAATGGATCTTCACATGCTGCTAAAATACTAAGTCTGTTTTGAGTATGAACTTCTTGGAATCCAAGTTGATCAAAAAACTCTCTTAGTTTCTTAACTACTGCTGTAAATTTTCTAGCATCAATGTGTGGGTAAAAGGGAGAATGAAGTGAATGTTTCATACAGTTCTGATTTGAAGTTTAAGAATTGCCAAATATATAAATTATTTTTTGTCTATCAAATATCTATAAGGAATAAATCCTTTAAAATTATTACACCAACCTTTTACATGTTCTAATTTTTCATTATTGTATTTCCAATCTGAATAAAAATTATATTCATCATTACTCATAGCTTTAGCACAATGTTCAAATGGAGAAAAATGACCTGACTCTAATAATCTATCATGTAACTTTAAATCATTATCATAATTAGGTTCTTTACCTTCTTCACCTACTACTGTATAAGATACTCTTGCACATCTTGCTGTAGAAACTTTTAAATTAAAAGAACTTGAAGCACTATACCATTCATCACCAAAAGGAATATGCCATTCACCAGCTTGTAATTGTTTAGGAATAGATTCATTATAAACTTCTTTCATTTTTCTTGCTAACTTTTGAATATGAATTTCAGCAGCTTCATGATCTCTTAAATCAAAAAAGTTTTCTAATCCTTCTTTTCCTGATGTCATAATTACTGTATGCCACATAAATGGTTCTAGAATTCTATTACATAGCTGTTTAGTTACAGGAATACTAT